GGATATTAATCTCATCACCGTCACAATCGGCATCAAACATACTAAATACCCCTGGATGCATCTGAATCGTCTTTTTATCATGCCATACAACTTCCATGGAGACAAAATTTGATTCGCGAAGCGTAGGTTGTCTATTCACCAATACAAGATCACCCTCCTTTAACTGGCGTAAAATGGAGTCCCCACTTTGAATCATGCAAAATTTCGGATGAAACCTTCTTCCATTTCTTATAACCGCAATGATACTCATATCATCACCGTAATATGTATCCTCATATGTATCCTCGACAAGCAACGTCTTTTTCCAATCAACAGGTAATCCAACTTGATATAATTCCAATTTGGGATTAGGAGAGAGCACGGACCTAGCGGTGTTATTACATCTCTTACCACATATATCCTTCCTCCAACGACCAAATTTTCCTTTCCACCTCAATAAAATTTCTTCTCGTAAATTGTCTTTATCCTTATCATTGGAACCTTGATTGGAATCCTTATATAGCTTTTTATATAAGCCCTCTAGCTTATCTCTAAGAATTCTTCCATTTTTTTGAACAACATGCGGATAGCAATCTGCTGGCATAACAATCTCACCATTGATATGAGATAATCTTTTTTCCGAAGGAAATTGTGAATTATATGGGTGACATACTTCTTTTATTTTATCAGAGTCTAGTCTTTCAAAGGATACAGAAAGAACCTTCGCCATCGAACTTGTCTTGTCTTAATTTGGTTTAATTTGGCTTAATTTGTCTTAATTTGGTTTAATTTGGCTTAATTTGTCTTAATTTGTCTTAATTTGTCTTAATTTGGTTTAATTTGGTTTAATTTTATTTGTTTTAATAAATGAATTATACCTTAATAAAATAAATCTTTATATTATTTAAAATGATATATCCATCTAAAGCACACCTCGAATAATATAATTTGGTTCAACCATATCGAAAACTTTCATAACTACATTTTTATCGTGTAATTTAGTAGCTCTAATTATGACTTAATTGATATATATATTTGAATGATGAATTTTGTTTCCGTGTCTAGGATACATCCATTAATATATTTGTGTTATTGTTGTTTTTTGTTGGATTTATTACATCTTTTATGCGTTTTTTTACTTTTGCGAGTAGTCCCCTGTTTTGCGGGGATTCTGATGTAATTGTAAAAAAAAGTTCTTTTATATTTGGTCGGTAAGATGGTGTATAGTCACAACACAATTTTATGATAAACTTCAATTTATAGGGAATATTTTTTTCATTTAACCTATATTCGGTTGTATTTTCTAATAAATGTCTATTCATAGATCGAGTATCAATATTTTTGAAAGGGATCTCGTGTGTAAAAATATAATGTAATATAAGCCCCAGACTATATATATCTGCTTTTAAATCATACTTTTTACAAGCATATACTTCGGGTGCAATATAACGCATCGTACCCGTTCCACCCGTCATTGTATAATTTGAACTTTCTGGCATAAAACGAGATAATCCAAAGTCGGTTAATTTTACATTCATATTGTTGTCTATAAGGATATTTTCAGGCTTAAGATCTCTATAAATTATGGGAGGGGCACAGTGGTGAAGGAAATAAATAATTTGTGTTATCTGTAGTGCTATATCTAGAGCATATTTACTTGCTTTTTTTGGATTTTTTTTAATGAATGAATCTAGATTAACACCGTTTATTCGTTCCATTAGGATACATAGTTTCCCCCCAATAATAGTGACCCCTAGAAACTGAACAAGTCGTGGATGACGAAGTGAACTCCATACCTCGATTTCTTTCAATGTCAAATAAAGTGTAGACTTATTCATAACTTTAGGGATTTTGGCTACAACCTCATATCCTCTCCATGTACATTTGTGAATGGTCGAAAATGAACCAGAAGCAAATTCCTTTTTCTCTATATTAAGTTGCAAAGGATCAATTACCCACCTTTCCTCCTTTCCTTTTTGAAGAAGTTCCTTAATATCTCCATCAACCTTTTCCTTTTCTAGTGTGCTCATAGAGTCAAATGAGTTTGTAAATTTCAGTGGCAAAAAGTCTTCATCCATACTCTATACTATTGGTGTATCTTTGCAGGGTATATTTATACTGTGTCCGTGTTATTACAACAACGCGAGTTTCTACCCGGTGTAGAATGAATTTCTGGCACGACATGTGATACATTCTTTTGTTCTATTCATTGATCTTGATCATTCATTGTAATATTTTGATTTGGAGATGAGTCTGAGTCGGGTGAGTGCGTTTAAAACATGTTAAAGATTCAATGTATAATATAAATAGATGGGTGTTGATAGTACAATTGATAAATTCAACAACCTTGTGAAGGAATTTGTTCAAGACCTTAAAAGAATAAATCCCAAAGACAAGGATATTGTGAAGATCGAGTTATTTTTAAGGACAAGTCTTATGAAAGAGGATGCTATTCTGAGGCAGTTTCAATTACACGTCCTTCGTGATAATTTGGTAACAGGTATTCTAAAACAGGATTTAGGTTATTTGGTTTCATATGATTTTTTTAATGAAACGGAACTTACAGACGTTAAGTCGGACTATCTTGTTCGTCTTTTTGATCGAGTAAAGACAATTTTGATTGAGCTGAAGGGAACTGTATCGGGGAAACAAAACATTAAGAATATTTTTGAATGGATGACAACTCTCATTTATTATGCATATTTGAATCTTGGTATAGATCCTAATACTAAAATGGAAAATTTAGTTAAAAATGACATGACAACTGAAGTAAACACGTAGATAGAATGATCAAAGATTATATAAATAAGGAAATTATATCTACACCAGCTGTACCAGGACTGTTATATGGAACACATGATTATTTTCTCAGTGTTGACCATCTTCCAATAAGATTCCAGTGTCCACCATGTAGAGTATTAATTCAAAGGCGAGATATGACAAAATTATCATTTTCTTTAGCTGACTGTTCTGAGGGATATATTGATAAATTTGAAAATGTTATAAAAAAAGTCTATAAACAAATAGAGAAAAAACATAAGAAAAATTCTATTACATGGTCTCACATTTGTCATAAAAATAGCGATGAAACATGTACATTAACTGCTTTAATGAATTCAGGGATTAAGGTATATGATACGACAGCATGTGCTGTATTTGGTATGGAAGATTTCACAAAGGAAAGGTATATAGAGTGTATATTGGAAATTGAAAAGGTGTCTATATCAAGGTTTTATGATACAAATAAGGCAATTAGTTATAACGGAAGAGTGGTATGTTCTATACTTCAGATTAGGGTTACAAAAACTCCAGATATAGCGGACATAAGAGAATACCCAACTCGATTAAAAGTCGATGTTAGGATGGATCCGATTACTGACCATATTAAGAATCCAATTAAGAATTCAGTTGAATCAGAGAATTCTTTTATAGGGCACGAGGTTTATGGGAAGTATTTTAAGATGATTCAACATGGGATTCCGAGGATGGCGGTGGAGCAAAAGATGACGATGGATTGTATTCCTTTGGAGATTGTTGGAAAAAAACTTTTGGATTTTAATCCAGGGGATATTGTTCCTACGGTAGAGCCACTTAAAATAACATCTTTTTTGGAAGACCTTCAGACAACGAAATCTACTAAACTTGTTCATACGGAGATACAGAAATCCAAGAAGGTTCGGGGTCATGGTATATCGTTGGTGGAAATTAGGAAAAAATTACAATCACTTAGGAAAACGGTACTTGGATAATTATCTTTCTTCTTGAATTCTTTCAATTATTTTTTTGTTATCTTCAAATACTTTCTTCATAAAAGTGTGAGCACCATGTACTTGCTTTAGTATTCTTCCACCGGTAATAATTACCTTGCCGCTTTGAAAGACGAGAATAGTAACTGATTTGCATCCTCCTTCAGCATCATCTCTACCCTTACAAAAGTAAGTATTTCCATATTTTTCTCTACAATGACAACGACCATCTCCCATATCATATTTTTCATTACAATAGTATTTCACAATGACCGCCGGATGTGTACATGGTTCATGAGTACTGATAATATGATATTTACTTTGCATTAATTTATCAAGTTCATACCTCTTGATCTCATATGAGTTCTTAAAATCGCTATTGATCATTACAGGAATAATATTGTGGATGGTGAATTGGTATGGAAGTATTCCAAGTGACCCGATGGGATCTGATATGTACTTATCGAATGTACCCATAAGACGACCCATTGCCCTTTGAATTTGGTCAACCGATGTGCATCCTGCAACCTTTACCTTTCCAGATGTAAAGACAAACATATTGACTTCAATGACAAAGTTGACAAAGACTTTCTCTATCGGACTTTCGCTTTCAATCCGAATACTATTGGCATAAACAATACCATTGTGTTTATTATTCCCATCTTGAATGACTGTATCACCAACAGACTTTCGATTGACTTGAGATAAAATCTTGGCATTTTTATCGTCTACATATACATCCTTGAATTGAAATGCAGTCTGTCCCTTTTTGTATTCCCATACGTGAATGCCATTGTCAAAGGATCGGGTCCCATTCAGCACCTCTTGTTTTTCAAATACGCGTACGTAGAAACTAAGTTGGTTTTGAAAGTTCTTCTTTTCCTTCTTAGGGGCGGTTTTGTTCTTCTGATAGACTTGTTTTTTACAAATGCCCTTGTGTTTTCCACGAACACTCGTCTTTACAACACCCTCCTCATTCTCATCATAAGGAAGAGTCTCTATCGCGTTGAATATTTCATCTAATTTAGACGAGTTGAGCCTTAAGTTTGTCTCTAACATCATCACCAGTGTTGAAATGTTAATACTATCCATTTTTTATTCTTTTCCTTAACTTGCGAAAATGACATCATTTTTATAAAAATTTACAAAAGATACAAAAATACAAAAATACAAAAATATACAAAAAAAATATTAAGCACAGAGTATTTTGATGATTTACTTTAGCATTTCATCAAAGACTTGTTGAATTGTACTCACCGTCTTAACCTCGAATTTCATTTTCTGAAAGTCTTTGCCGTGCATTTCCATAATACAGTCAAGGTCCCTTTGGTTTTCTTTTGGACAAAGAACTTTCTTACATCCCGCCGCAATCGCACCAAAGATCTTGGATTCGAGTCCACCAATCGCCAATACCTTACCACTCAAATCGATTTCACCCGTAATTCCAATGGAATTTCTCACAGTCTTTTGTGTAAGAAGAGAGAATAGTACGGTTGTGATTGCAGCACCGGCACTAGGACCATCTTTAGGCACACCTCCTTCCGGACAGTGAATATGTACACCTTGTTCACACCACTCCGAACCACTCCACTTTTCCGTCCAAGACTTCTTCACATCAACGGGAAGCATATTCCACGCCAAAGTCTTTGCAACAGCCGTCCTTTCCATCATCAATTCACCTTGTCTCCCAGTCAGCACTAGGTAGAGCATATTCGACGAAGGAACGAATGTTGCTTCTATCCCGATAATACCACCTGTATCGTTGCACGTAGCATAAAGTCCATTTATTTTACCAATAGTTGGTTTTTTATGGATCTTTGTATGAAGATAAGGCTTACGCTTCTTGAGAAAGTCTTCCTCAATATCCTTTTTCTTAATGTGAAGAGGGAGCTTTGTCTTATTTGACTCCAAGTTCCTAAGATTAACTTCGCGAACGATATCATAGAGAATTTTTTTGAGTTCACGAACACCACCTTCATGGGTATATTGTTCAATGATCCACTCAAGTACTTCATCCTCTATAACAATCGTCTCCTCTTTCATACCAACATCTTGAAGAATAGATTTCATTAGGTATTTCTGCGAGATGATTAGCTTTTCAGGAAGACGAAATCCTCGGGTATTGAGATGAGAGATTCGATCCATAAGCACGGGATTAATCAAATCCGCGTCATTATAAGAGAAGATAAATGTTGCACGGGAGAGATCAAAGTTTATACCCGCAAAGTATTTATCTCTAAAATGGCTATTTTGCGACGGATCAACAAGATGAATAAGTAGGTTGATAATCTCGTTCCCATGATGTGTTTGACTTACTTTATCAAGTTCGTCCATATAGATGACTGGATTCATATGTTTTGAAACAATGAGTGTATTGACAATTGCACCCCAACGAGACCCCTCATATGTATATCCATGACCTTCGAGGAAAGACCCATCCTGAATACCACCGAGTGGAATGGTCACAAAAGGTCTCTGTAGAGCCTTTGCAAATCCCTTTTCCACGAGCGTTGTCTTTCCATTACCCATAGGACCCTCAATTCCTAGAACAAGTCCATTTGGGGAAGGATTTGAAATAGTTTGTGCAATAAACTGTAGAACTTTTTGTTTAGCTTCTTCGTGACCATGAACAGCTTCATCAAGAGTATCTTTCGTCTCGGAAAGATAGCTCTTAATCTGAGATTTAGATGATGTCGAGTTCACAGGACTTTCAGCATATTTTCCAAAAGGAACAGAGAGAATGCCCTCGAGCCATTCTCGGAGTTTAGATGAATCTTCATGACGGTTCTGACGAAGTCTATCAAGAATATCATTCTTCCCCTGCTCTGGAATATCAGACAAGAGAACACGATAGACAAGTGGCTTATTCGGTGTCTTATGTCCGAACTTCCTAAACTCCTTGATTATCTTCTCCTTTTGGTCCTTACCCAAATCCTTAAAGGTTTGGATATAAGAGCTCATACCTTCTTGAGACCGAGACTTCATCTTTTTCAAATAATCCTCGACTTCTTGAATCTGTTTTTTCGACTTCTTCTTCGAGAATTTGCCATTAAGGTTCTTCTTAACGTCCTTGAGGTCCTTTTTATTAGTTTTTTTAGGAGATTTTTTTGCCCTGCCTTTAATTTTCTTAAAAGCCTTACGAACCAAATCATCGTCTGAATCCTCGTCCGAGTCTGAATCCTCGTCCGAGTCCGAATCCTCTTCGTCTGAATCCTCTTCGTCCGAATCCTCTTCGTCTGAATCCTCTTCGTCTGAATCATCCGCATCATAAAGGTCCCCATCCGATTCATCAAGTCTAAAAGACGAATCATCGGAATCATCGTCAGAAAGATCTCGAGTAATCAAGTCCAGAGATACAGTCTTTCCTTTTTTGACACGAGACTCTGAATCCGAGTCCGAATCCGAATCCGAATCCGAATCCGAATCTGAATCCGAAGAATCATTATATTTCTTAGACTTTGTATTCGATTTCTTGGATTTCTTGGATTTCTTAGCTTTCTTCGTGGCAGATGACTTACCTCCGTCAAATGATGATGACTTCTCAATAATAGAAGTAATATCATCCATTTGATTTTTGAGGTGAGTCAAAATACCACTCGCACCATGCTCCTTTACCCACTTATAAGTAGCACCCATAACTCGCTTATGGATCTTCTCTGTGAGTTGTTTGATAGCACGCTTATCTTCCTTTGAAGAAGCCTCGAAACTAAGAAGAGTCTTTTTCTTCTTTAGTGCAGAAAGAAATTCAAGAAGTAACTTTTTATCCTTGGACAAGTTATTGATCTTGATATTAAAACGCAATGCCTTGAGAGTATCAAACGTAACGGAGCAACTCGCGATAAAGACTTCGTTGAAATCAGAAGACGAACCCATTGTGTGTGTTGTTGTTATGTGTGTAATGTGCACTCTCTTTCATTTTTCTGTTTTTAGATTTACAGAATAAAAGTACGAGTATAATAATGAATACAAGGAAATGTAAAAGTACGAGTATAAGAATGAATACAAGGAAATGTACAAAAAAAATACAAAAAAAAACATGTGGAGCCGGAAAGTCTACAATACCCGATATATATAATAACGAAAATTTATCAACAAGTAGTAATACAGACGCATCTTATAAATCTATTGGAATTGTTCATCATACTGCACAAGGAGGTGTAAATATAATGAGAGATATTGGAACATCCTATTCAAACTTTATTGGGTTTAAAGGATTCGATGGTGCAGTCTACCAACGTGTGAGAATAGCTGCATTAGACTCATTTGGAAAAATTCTAAAAGATAATCAAAAAATATGCGACATTAAGATGGATGTGGAAAGGGCGAGACAACTTATAATCTTACATATTGTTGGAACTCTTTACGAAAAAATGAAATAAAGAGATCATCAGAGTGATAAGATAATCATGACTACCAACAATATATTTGGTCACTTACATGGAAAGTTTATTGAAGATTCTACGAAAGTAGTACATGGCTCCTAATAAGCCACCTAGGCATTATGCCGCCATAACACACTCGGGGAAAATAATAAGTAATGGACATGCTTCTTTGGCGGGGTGTTCAAAATTATGCCGTCACGCGGTGACGCGTCATGCTGAGATGGACGCAATTTTCAAAGTGGTTCGTTCTCGTTCCAATGATAATAATAAGAATAGACGATTCTTCAAAAATTCGGTTCTTTGGAGTTTAAGGTGGAAAGTTAAAGAAGAGACATTTGATAACCAGGGTACGGATAGATTCGTTTTGGGGAATGCAAAGCCATGTATATTATGTCAAAGGATTGCTTTAAAACATGGTATTCAAACAGTATGTTATAGTACCGAGGAAGGGACAATAGTGCGAGAAAATCTCGTTGATATGGATTGTTATATGACGGGTGGATCACGTAAGGCGGAATTGGCGAGATTTAATAAAAGATATAATAATGGCAGAGACGATAAACAAGGGCGTTGAAAAAATTCGCGAGTTAGCAAAGTTACCCGAAATCAAACCCTCACTCTCTTTTTTTTTCATGGGAATTGGAATTATGTCGATGTTTATAGGATTATTTATGTCACTTTATTATAGTCCTAGTTATAAAGGGTGTAATAATACTCATAGAATACTTAATTCATTTTTCTCAATAAGCTTTTTACTATTTATGATATTTGTTGGATATTTACTTATAGATAACTACAATACACCTTACTTGGCTTACATAGCACTTTTTTTAGGAGGTATAACACTGCTCATTGGATATTCTAAGTTCTTTAAATGTAGTAATATTAATACTAAGATTGCATATCAATTGGCACAAAATAAAACAATTCAATCTTTAAAGGAACATTATAGGAAGAAGACGGAAGATTTGGTTCCAATCTCCTATTGTAAAAACTACCTAACTGGGGAATTTTATGGTGGCGAGGATATAGCATGTGATGTTGAAGCATGTGAAGATTGTTATACTTCGTGTAAACAGGAATCTGCGAAATTAAGCGATTTTATATGTGCATCTAGTAATCAAAGTTGTGCATTGATTCAAGTAGGTGGTGTTTATGTAAGTTCGGAGATGCTTAGGGCGGTATTAATTGGGGGTGCTCGTTTTGTGGACTTGGATATTCACGGATATGCCACAGAAGATGGTATTATTCCGGTTGTTAAATCCACGGTTGGGAATCGACGTTCTTTAAATCATACATCGTTTGAGTCTTGTCTTAAAGTTATTGCAGAGGAAGCTTTTAGAAGAGCAAATGAATCAGATCCACTCTTTCTTCATTTAAATTTAGTTGAATTTGACCTTGAACTTATTGATCGCGTCGCATATTTGATTGTAAATACATTTCCAACTGATGTATTATTAGATGGTACATATCACTATACGAAATCAAATACACTTGGGACACAACCATTTTGTAAGTTTTTTAATAAGATTATTCTCGTAGTGACAGGAAAAACAAAAAATACACAGCTAGATGAACTTGTGAATCTACATACTACATATGAACATATAACCCAAGATAAGGTTACGCAAATTCTTGATTGGAATGAAGCGAGACATCCAGAGGACGAGAGTGACCTCGTTCATCATAATAGAACAAAATTCACTATTATAAGACCAAATGCATTCAGTACAAACGTAAATCCCGAAAAGGCTTGGTCGTATGGGTGTCAATTTGTACTTATGAATTATGCCAATTTGGGTAATATTATGAATCTACATGATTTATTTTTCCAACATAGAAGTTTTGTTATGAAATCAATCAATCTCCAACATGATAGAACTATTGTAGCTCAAGGAAGTGGAGTTACCGGAAGCGAATAGGCGGATCTAACATTTCCCTCTAGGTTTACCTTTTTTACCTTCTTTATCATCATCGTGTGAGCATCTATCTCTGTTTTTATACTTGATATTATTTCTGGCTACATTAGCAACATTTCCATTGTATACTTGCATTCGGAATTGTAAGTTATGTCTAGTGTTGAAAGTATTATACATTATAAAGCTATGAATCGCCCATGTGACAAACAAAATAAAACATAATGTATTTGTCATAAATTTACTCAAACCCAATTGCGATAAAAATGCTACAAAGATAATAAGACATAAGTAAAATAGCGTCCTTCTAATAAAATCGTTTTTGAAAAACATTCTTTCTATCTGGTCTTTATTGATGAATGAAAGTCTGTTTCTCGTCTGGAGGCGGTGCTTTGACTTCTCTTCTACACGGTTGACCATATCCAATAGTTCTTGTTTTTTGCTATTTTCGCCGGATAATGTACTATTGAAATCAGATAATAGATTTGACTGGGTTTCCAAACTAGTTATATGATAGTTTTTAGCAAACTTAAATAGCCATGGAATAGTATTATCGACGACGTAGCCTTGAACTTCTAAACCAGATTGATACTCTTTACTAAAAAAATGGTCAATCATTGAAACGTATTTATAAGGGTTTGTATATACCTTTACTTTCTCGACATCGGATAATTCCAGACCAACCGGCACCGCATCACCAACGACGTCACTCTTTAATGTTCTTGCAAATAATTTAGCTATAATTTTTGCATCACCAGTAACTCCATCAGTATCTGGTAGGTTTCTACACTTTTCTATAATATCATTCATAGCAGTATTATTAATAATGTATCCGATGGCATTACCTTCATCATCTCCACCATCAGTATACAAGATTGTAAATGAGTCGCCAATAACATTAACATTAACATCAGTCATAGTAGTCATAGTATCTTACATTTTCATATTAAAAAAAAATCGACAACGACTAGTATCCAACTAGTACCCGACTAGTATATATCTTATTGATTCCAAATAGCATTTGATGAAAGCGACATGTTAACATTTGCAATGGGATTTGAGGGAAGGATAGCGAATGTTTTCTTGGCGGGTCCTCTATAGTATAATTTTTTAACCTCTTGTGGAGTTATAACACGAGGAAAGTATGTAAATCTTGATATATATCCATCATATGTTTTACCTTC